TCAGACCTTTGTATTGTGTATAAAATTTTTTACCTAGTAATAGTTTTATTATTTGTTTTTCTATCATTTACTATATTCCTTTTGTGTATAAACCTCTAATTCACTTATTAAAAATTTATATATTTTTCTACCATATATAATCTGATAATCTCTGTTTATTAAATTGGGATTTTTTATAATATAAGTGTCTGGAAAAATCCGTTCATTTTTTTTATTTTTATAAGTTATATCTACTTGTAGATCGTTTTTTAATCTAAAGTCGGCAATCCCTATACTATTGTCTTTCCAAACAGGTTCTTTTATTTCATATCTATTCATCTCCACCCACCTTGATCTATTCTCATATCTTCTATTTGTTTGGCTAATTTTTTGTTATCATCTTTAACTTCTTTAAGTTCTTTTTTTAATTCAGCAATTTCATTTTCGTATTTAGTAACCTTTGCAATCATTAATCTATCTGCTTCTTTCTTTACTTCTTCTATTTCTAGTATGTGCTGTATGTAATCAATCATTTTTAATATAGTTATCTGCCTCTTTGTCACTATTAAACACCATGCAAGTATCACATCTTTCCGTATGTGGGTAATTATATGGATCATTTGGATCAGTTACTCCCGAGGATATTACATCTGCCAAATAACCTAATCCATCACACACAAAACATTTATTTTTCATTTTTATCTCCATAAAACATCTCCTTTATTTCTTCTGTACTAAAATATTTTAAATCATCTGACAATGGTTTAACATGTACATTCTGTAAGCCATAAGATTTTAATTCATTAGCTATGTCATATGATTTCTTTGTTGCGTCTCTATCTAATCCTACATATATCTTATCGTATTGTTTTAGATATTGCTTATGAGATTCCTTTAATGATGTACCAAGTATAGCCACACCTGTAAGTATATTAGATACTGCACAAGCTGAAGCACAATCTTCTACTATGATTGCTTCCTTATGTTCTGGCAAGCCACATTTAAAAGGTACATCTTTATTACCATACATATACCATTTAGGATATGTCATAGAGTTTAATGCTCTACCTACTGCACCTACAAATGTAGTTGGGTCTTCATCATCTCTAATTAAAAATACAACTCGGTCTTGTTTCACATCATATTTAATATCTGCTCTACCCCAAGACCAAGCTTCCCAACAATTATTTTTATGTATATATTTTTTAGCTTTATCATTTGAATCTAATATCTTAAAGCTATCTGGTACTATAAATTCTGTATCTGAACTTTCTTTTTTCTGTTTGAATGTAGCATTCACATAGTTCATATTCTTTTCTCCTTGATGTTTTCCTTTGGCACTACAAGACGCATGAAAGCAATACCAATTAATATTATTATTCATTGTATCTACTGATAGTGTATTCTTGCCACTACAAAATGGACAATCCATTCTCATTGCTGTATCTGGTGGGACAAATAATCCTTGTATAACTTCTAGTTGTTGTTTGTAGTTCAAATGTTTACTTCCTCATATGTAATTGTGTATCTATCTTTGGCATAAAAGTTTTCATCATGCTCAACTTTCATTAGGTTATTATTAAGATAATAGGCTACATTATTTTCTAGTTTTTCTATCGTTGGTTCGCTGTCGAATGGTATTATTGCTACTGCTTCTATCCCCATACCGAATAGTCTCACTTTGTATTTTTTCATTGTCTATCTCCTTATCATACTTTTCTTTATTTGTCAAGCGATTTTCTCTTTTTAATTTTTTATAGTAGTTTGGGTGCTTAAATGTGTGTGTCATTTATTTCCATTTGTTATTATATATTTTAATACACTTGTTGTTGGGTCTACATCTGTTGTCTTACAAGATGTTAGGCACAAGAATAATATTAGTATTAATATTCTCACTTACCTTTCCTTTGGGATCTAGTTTTGTATGGTAGTTTAACTACCTTACTACTTGGATTTCCTTTACGGCTTGTCCATTCTATTGTTACTTCTTCTGCATCACCACCTTGAAATTTTCTAGTGGCTTTCTTTAAACTCATTGCTTCAATCTTTTTTTCAGGTTGTCCACCTGGTACTGTAAATGTATATGTTATCATTTGTTTTCCTTATTTTTTATTAATCCCTATGACCATATGGTTCTGGGTCTTCTCTTTGAAATCTACATCCATTTGGATCTATATCACAATTAGGATATGAAAAACACCCTATATGCAAGTCCACTCTTACTGCATTAAATATCTCCTCATGGAAGTTATCAAAAACATTTTTAAGTTTTTCTTTATTCATATCATTCTTTGATTGATATTCTAAAACATTATATAAATCATAGATTAATTCTAATGCTACTGACTCAGGGGTTGCCCCACTATATTTAAGATAATGATAGTAATCTTTTTTAGAACATATCTCATCTTCATTAAGACTTTCTGCTACCTCATTTAAATTTTCGGACTCAACCTCGCAATACTTTAGTATCTTACCTATTTTTTTTATCTTCTCATATTCAAAAGTTGGTAGTAAATTTTTTACTTTTTTCCTCATAACTAATGCTCCTTTGTTTCCCCAAAATAATTTGTGTACCACCTATCAAAGAATTTTTTATTTTTTTTTATTATTTCAAATGATATTGGCTTAGGTGGTTCATATTTATATTCTAAGTGATTATCAAAGTTCTCTATAAAAGTTTCAACATAATCAATATCTTTGTCGTTTACTCCATATATAACACCATCTACATCTATCCATATTCCCTCAAAACCAATTTCGGTAAAAACATTTTTAGCTTTTAATATTCTTTTTAAAGACTGCGAGATTGGGCAAGCGTGAGGATGTGCAGGTTTTCCATTTTTTATATCTTCTTTTGTTACATTTATTTTATGTTTCATCAATGCTCCTTATAACTTACTTGTTTAACTGAACGACTCCAACAGGCACGACAACTACCACACTCACCATCTTGTTTATACGCAGGACATTCTCTACCTATTGGTTTTTTATCTTTGTGTACACCAGATGTCCATTTCCAAAATTTAGGTGGTGGACTATCTATTTTAATTGCTGATACACGCAAACATAAATTCTTTGGCACATCTTCTTCTTTAATCTGGTCTACTATTTTATATTCTCTAGTAGCTAACCAATGTTTTATATGTGGTGTGAGTTCACACACTTCAAATATCTTCATCAAGTGTGAATAAGATTGTAAATCTCCAGAGTCAAACCAACGGTGAAAAAGCCTTGATTTATCTAGGTTTTTGTACTTTTGGGTAATAAGTTCTGCCATATAATCTACCCACTCTGGTCTTGTGATAGCTTTAATTCTAAACTTGTGTGCATTCTTTACAACTTGAAACACATAACAGTTTTTATTTGCATAACATTTATTACAGATAGTTCCTTCTACCTTTGCTAACTTTGTACCTGTTATACATTTACTAGCAGATATGCCCCAAGCATACGCTGGCATTTTACTAGGGTTTGATAGGTTGCCTATCTTTTTTTCTATTTGTTTTAATTTCATTTAACCCCTAACTATTTATTGCTATTATTATCCAAGATGAAACCATAAGTATAATACAAATAATGGGGATTAGGTATACCCACAAATCCCCATTAATGTTTTTCTTAAATACAAATTTTCTTATTAACATGAATAATATTATCCATATTAATATAGTTAATACTGCACTCAATTAACTACCACTACCTTCTGGATATTGATTTTCCTCAAGCCATTTCTTTTGCTCAAGTAATCTTGATTCATCTAAAGGTAATGTTGTTGTATGTTTCTCCCAATCCTTAATGTTATCAAAGTAATTAAAGATAGCGTCTTTCATCTTACCTCTTAACTCTAATAACTCCTGTGCTTTTTCTTGTGTAGGATTAGGATTGTTTTCTAACCAAGCTAAAATATTAATGGCACTCTTCCGAATGTACCCTTTGTATTTAACTATTTTATTATCTTCCATATGGTTTTCCTTGTTGGTTATTTATTATTTATATCATAATAAATTCTTTGTGTCAAGCTTTTCATTTCTTTCATATCCTCTACTATCTAAAATATCTTCTAAAGTATTTACTATATAATGTATATCTTCGGGATGTAATTTTACTGCCCTGTTTAATATATTCATATAATCTTTATCTTTTGTATGAAACTTTATACATTTATATTCACACCATTTTCCATTTTCTATAACCCATTTATTTTTTTTCATATCTTTAACTCCAATCTACTAATACCAAACTTTAATTGTTCTTTAGTTATCTTACCAGAATTATAATTGTATTGTAAGTTATTATATAATCTTAATATATATTCTGGTTCTGTTCCTGCTTGTTCACATATTAATTTAAAATCTTTATTACTTATATCAAACCAATTCTTTGCTTGTGATTGTGCAAGTGATTGGCTTTGGTCAGATGCAGTACCAATAGTAAAGGCATCATTCATAGCTTTCTTAATTACTTCTATGTATAATAATTCAGAAGATGTTTTTTCTTTTGCTTCTTTGTATGTTTTCATATTATTATCCTATTACTGCGACAATGTGTCGTATCGTTTTTTCATTAAAAATATGTTATAATATCCTGTCATTGCAGGGGGGTTATATATACTATAGTCCCCCCACAAATATTGTTTAGTATAATTGATTTGCTACACCCTGATGATAGTAATATAAAAAGTCATTACTCTGTATAAAATTTCTAACTTCAAAATCTCTATCTTCATTACTTCTTATCGTATCTTTTTTAGATGTTTCAATTTTATAATCTTCACTATCTCTCTTACCTATCTTAATGGCTCGTTGATTATGAGAACTATAATTTGTTAACGCATTATACACATCATATAATGTTGAATTATCTTTTTCAGTTTCTAATAATTTATTTAGTAAATGATATTTACCATCAGAATTATTAGAGAACTTTCTAAATAATTTTTCAACATCTCGTCTACCTAACTTAACACTTTGATATACTTCAACAGTATTCTTTAAGTTATCAAATGTTTGATTCAAAGATTCAAGTTTAATAAATGAATCATCAAGATTAAATTTACGAACATGTTTTTTCATAGATGAATTAATACTTTCAAATGATTTCATTCCATTTGCACATATTAATCTTAAAAACATGGCTCTTAATTGGTATATAATTGAAGCATCATAGCTAGATATAACTTCAATACCAAACTTTAACTTGTCATTGGCATCATAGTTCATAGAGTATGCACCAAAATCTCCTGTATCCCCAAATAAAATTCTCAATCTCATGTAATTTAAATCTGGTGATACTTTAAATTTAAGTGAAGCATCATTTATATCTATATTATACTTGTCAAGTGCGTCAGATAGTCCCACCAATATCTTTTCATAGGGGATTAACTGATAATTTGCACCATGCAAGTGTATTGCCCTGTTATTTTCTGTGTCAAGCACGGCATAACTAGGCTTATTCAATACAAAATCACTCTCAACTGAGTTTAATTGTCGCAGTTCAACTGGTGTAATACTATGTTGATACTGAGTTTCGTATTGTTCCTTTAGTCTATTGACTAATGCACTCATTGTGTTTCCTTATTGTTGGTTATTTATTTTAAGGGACACACTAATAAACTTTAAATTAGTTGTTGTTCTGTGCAGGCAGGTAGTACTTAACTAGTATTAACTACTATCCATGCGAATCGCATTCGTGACCTGTCCTATAGCAGTTTATACTCTGCAGATACAGCACCCTAATTTAAGAACACATTAATGTGTCCCCAAAAATAAACTAAAGGCTAGGGGATTTCTCCCCTAACCATATTATTTATTTATATACTTTGTGCTTGCTTTTCATACTCTACTCTTGCAAGTAGTTTATCTTTCAAGCTAACATTTTTATTCTTCATAGACTTAAGCATTTGGGCAGCATTTGCAGGATTATATATAGATAATCCTGTGCTATTAGTTCTTATGATTTCAGCTTCATCAATAGTAAGGTCGCTTTCTTTAGCAAACTCTAATGCTTCATCAAGATACTTATAGCCCTTGACTACTTCTTTAACAAACTTCATTTGCTTAAGAACACTCTCAATCCACTTATGATGTGCCACAATCAACTGACCTTTAGCTTGTTGCCAAATAAGAAAGACTTGAAATTCTTCCTTACTAACATTGATTTGTCTATCACGACAATA